CTGATAAGATTTCTTCAAGCTTAGTTTGAGTACTATGTATTCTATTATAGCGATATTGGTATTCAATACAGAGAGCATGGAAATGATCGTAATGCCATGCATAGTTTGCAATTGATTGCATGGTCCATACAGTACATGGGTGTCCATGATGAACAGCTTTATACAAAGTATTTTCCATATGCGTATCTGGATGGACCCAGTAGTTTATCATCCGTTTACCAGATTTTGAAAGACGTTTCTCTACATAACCATCCAACATTCTATGAGCAGTAGATAGCATCTGAGCAGATTCAACTATCATTTTAACAACGTGCTTATCACATTGCAGTTGAGCTGATTTGATAGGATCACTATCAAGTACAAAAATATTCATTGGTAACTCCAAATAAGATTATATAATTATAATACTATATTTTGAATGACTTGTAAACAGTTAAGTTTACAAATTTAAAATTAGGCGGCCACCTCCATGACCGTCGATATGTGATTGTCTAAAAACTTTTTCTTTGCTTCTATTTTTTTCACGAGTTCTGTCTCTCCTTCTTCGAGTAGCATTCCAGCAAATGTGTTTAGTGCTTCGGAATCTTTAAGCAATCTCTGTAATTGATGTTCAGACATTATTATCTCCTTTAGAAAAGTAAAAGCTGGCCAACCCTTAAAAGGGAGACCAGCCACAAAGTTTTTAGATTTATTGGTATTCATTATCAACCTTTTTGTATTAAACCTGGGTAAGCCTCCTGCACTACTGATTTTGATATGCCTTTAATAGATTTTTTACTAACCATGTTTATTACAATCTCTGCATCTAATGGGTGAATAGATTCTAGTAATCTAATGTAAATATTTTCACGTTTGGCTTTAAGCACATTTCTAGCATCTGGCGAATCTACTAGATACCTAAACTGAGTATTTTGTCTAATAAGATTAGATGGTGTGCTTTCTTCTTTATTGGGAGTATATGGCGGCGCTCCTTCTGGAACTAACCATTGAACAGCATCATCATATGTACCTCTAAGAATATCTTTTAAAGCCCAAGATTCATTCTGTTTTAAACATTCAACTTTCTCAGCCTTGGATCTTTTCTTGCCGGCTTCCACAATTACTTCATAAATTAGTTTCGCCATTCTAAATAAACTCCTGTACATTCTCTAGCAATAATTTACATCTTTTTTGAACAAGAAAGGGAAAAACTTTACCTTTGTTTTTATATTGATCTTGCTCTATAAAAGTATTTATAATCTCTTGTTTTATACTTTCAGGACATTCTGAACTTTCTGTTAAATCAATCATTTTTTTATTACGCAAATAGTTTCTATAAACGTCTTCGCCTAAAGCTTTAGGGTCTTCTAGTAAAGCCTCTTTCTTTTTCTTTGATAGAACATTCTGTCGGCGACCTTCAACTAAACACTTATCATCAGATAATACATTAGGTACTCCATCACCACCATCACCTTTTAAGATATGTTCTGCAAGATAAAGTCTGGGATTAGACTCGTCTACAAATTTCTTTGTAATATTAGAATACTGTCTTACATTATTATATTTCTGAAGCTGTTTAAAATCTTTATCTGCTGATACAATCATGACTTCCTCATGATTACCAAATTCTTGTGTCCACTTTACAAGTTCGGCAATAGTATCGTCTGCTTCACAGCCCCACTGGTGAATAACTTTATAAGGAAAATTATCTCTAAGTTCATCACGAACCATACCAATAACACGGAAGGCTTCTTCCCAGTTAATCTTAGATTCTTCACGATTCTTAGAACGATTGCCTTTATATTCAGGATATACTTTCTTACGCCAGTTACCACCGCCGTCTGCGACAATAACTATTTCGCCATACTTATCTTTAAATTTATTTCTATACATTCTAATAGAATTTAGAATCATATGGCGAATTAAGTTTTCATCTACACCAGCATGACCCATTGCAATAGGAGCAATAGAAACACCAGAGTAATCAATAATAATCATAATATATTCCTCTTTATAACTAAAACCATTATATACTATTTTGAATTAAATGTAAACCCCTAATGTTTATGATCTTTAATTCTATCACTTAATTTTTTATCAAGACCTTGACTAGTCACATCTATGTGTAAATATAAATCTTCAACAGAAACATCTAACTCATCTACCCAACCCTCAACTACATTAAAACTATTCTGTACCTTTTCTTCAAACTCTGCCATTTGGTTTGTAAAGGTGCTATTAATTAGTTCATCTTGTTTACTTACATGTTGCCCTAAACCATCAATACGATCATGTGTTTCAAGTATTGCTTTCAGTGTTTTATCATTTAGCTCGATAATATCTTTCTGTAGTTGTTTTACATCATTAATTAATGTAACTTCTTTTTCAATTTCACTCTTGGCGGTAAGTTCTGCAACCTCACCTTTAAGTGTTTCAATAGTTTGTGCTTGTTGTGCCGTCCACCAAACAAACGCACTTACTTGTAGCACAATTGCTATAATGACACCTATTCCGAATTTAGCGTTCATAATTAGTCTCCTATTAGTTTATTGATAATTCAACACCAATAATTGTCCCTATGCTTTTATTCTCTGCCGCGCCAGTTATAAAAAATCTAGTATGCTCACTAACGTTTTGTGTAGCACGAATATACGGCGAAAAAAGATTATCATAACCAGTAGTAGTAGTAAATTCAATTCCAAAATTATTTATTTCGTGTCGAATTCCCGCATATAATGATATTTTATTTAAGCTGTTATAATATGCTCCAGATATAAACTTATTATCTTGATATCGAATATGAGGATGTAATTCGTTATACTCTCCATCCATACCAAGGTGTAACGATAAAGCCAAACTTAATGTTAAATAATCAAGCATATTTATGAAACTTCATCTATTTGTTCCTGTGTTACAATACCTTCTGATATAAGACGTTCTCTATTTTTCATATGTTGTGCTTGGACCTCTTCCTTTGATCCGCCAAAATATGGAACACAATGTCCTTCATCGATCATTACTTCAGTAGCCATTCTTCCGTCTTCTGTTACAAAGTCTCCAAGAACCCTACCAAACTTACCTTTCATATCTTCGCCGTCTTTATTAATTTGTGTTTTTAATATAGCAATTTCACCCAGTAATGATTCAAGTCTATACTTACTTGCTTTGCCGAAAAGCTTTTCTACTTTATCTCTAGTGCGTGATTCTGGTGTATCAATTCCCATGATACGAACTCTTTCATCTGATAATACTATTCCAAAACCTAGATCAATATCAACATCTACTGTATCACCATCGACTACTCTTAATACTTTACATTTATATTCATACATTTGCTATTCCTTTAACGTGTTTAGAATGAATTTTTCCTCCTATAAACTCATTATAATATTCGTCGCTAAATAGCACTTCACGGTCAATCTGCTCTTTCATTTCAAAGTAAGACATCTCGCCTTTACTTCTGCAGAGTCGGAGTATTTCTCTTTTAAATCTTTCTGATCCATGAGTCTCAACAAGAAGTTTAACTTCCTCATTAGATCCGTGGTAATCTCTCCAATCGGATTCTTTCTTAACAATTCTATTTCTGGTTTTACCTTTTAGTGGTTTTAGTTTTCTTCTTGACCAAAAACCTTTTTTACCTATATATTTTTTATTGTTGCTTAAATCTGTTATACAATAAACAAACCCAACCAAGTTATCAAAATCAAACTCGGTTGGGTCAAATTCGTTACCATTTAAAATCCACATAATATTACTTAACCCTAGTTGTAAGTAATACTATTTAGTAAAATTTAATCTAAATCTTCCTCTTCATCTAAGAAGTTTGGTATGGCTATATTACCACACATAGGACAAAACTCTGGCTCTGGAGAAGAATTTTCTACTGTTATTTGAGACTGCTCGTCACAAATTTCGCATTCAATGTAATAATATTTCATTTATTGTTATCCTTCACAAGCATCACAGTTCATAATGTCACGTACCAGTTCTTGAGCTGGATTAGCACTACGTTGATAGTAGAAAGTTTTAACACCTAGCTTCCAACCTTCAATAAGTAAAGCATTTACATCTTTAGCTGGTACATCTGGATGAATTAGAATATTTAAACTTTGTGACTGATCTATATATTTTTGTCTTGCGCCTGCTTGTTGGACAATAGATAGTGGAGTAATTTCACTAAATGTTTTAAATACATCTTTTTCGTTTTGCGTTAAAAACTCAAGGTGCTGTACTGATCCACCATGCTTTAGAATGTCAACCCAAGTTTCTTCATTATCTTTATTGTGCTCAGCTAAACAATCTTTTAAGTATGGATTACGATATGTAAATTTACCCTTTGCTAAATCTTTTGTAAAGTAATTAGATGCTAAAGGTTCAATAGACGGAGATACTTGGCCAAGAATAAAAGATGATGATGTAGTTGGAGCAACAGCAGTTCTTGTTAAATTCCGTTCGCCTGTTTCTAACATACCTTCTGGTTCACCATACTCAATAGCTAATTCTTTTGAAGCTTCAAGAGAACGATCGTCAATAAACTTACTAATCTTTGCTGATAATAGATGTGCATCAAATGATTCAAATGCAATCATTTTAGATTGTAGATATGAATGCCAACCTAGCTGACCTAGCCCTAGTGCTCTCCAACGTTTTGCAAAATTATTTGCAGATTGCATGAATTGTATATCAGCAGTCTTCTCAATGTATTCTTCCATCACAGCATCAAGAAACCAAATCATTGTTTCTACTGCATCTGTCTCCATCCATTCATCTGCTTTTAATATATTCATAGATGCTAAGTTACACACAAAGGATTCATCTTCTGATGAAGGCAAACAAATTTCGGAACAAAGATTAGATGCCCAAATAGAAATATCTTTTTGTCTGAGAACACGTGGTTTATTTTTGTTTACTGTATCTTTGAAGAACAGATATGGATAACCAGACTCACGGCGCTTACGAAGAACACGAGCCCATACGGTTCTCTTATCTGGATCGCCATCAATCATTTCTTGCATCCAGTCATCGCCAATACACACACCAAGTGACATATTAATAATAGATGAACCTTCTTCACGAGCGTCAAGAAACTCCATAATATCAGGTGATGATATATCAAGATATGCAGCAAAGGATCCTCTACGGACATTACCTTGTGCTACAACATCTACTGTGGTTTCTGTTAGATTCATAAAGTGTACTGGACCATCTGCTGTTCCACCACTCTTAATTGGTTCACCTCTTGATCTTAGTGCACCATAATAACCAGAAGTACCGGCACCCATTTTAGTTTGCATACCAACTTCTGCTGTTTTCTTTAAGATAGATTCCATATTATCATTAATAAAAACACCATTACATGAAATAGGTAAACCTTTTTTAGTTCCAAAGTTAGACCATACTGGTGAAGATAAAGAATAAAATCCTCTACTCATATAATCATAAAACTTATCAGCAAAGCCTTCTTTATCTAAAATTTTCTCTGCTGTCCATGCAATAATCCTTACACGTTCTTCGACAGTCATATTTCCATCTATATACCCTCTACTTAAAAAAGTACGAGAGTCCTCATTTGCCCACTCAAACCCCATAATATTCTCCATTAAAATAAATCATCCGCAGATATACCCTGACCCTTTGCATACTCAACAGGTCGTTTCTGAAAGAAATCGGTCATATTTGCACCGTATAATTCTTCATCAAACCAAAAAGTCTCATCTACATGACTCTGATCATATACAATCTCACTACTATCAAATCCAATTTGATCTAAAGAGTCCGCCATTCTTTTTGCAATAAATGATTTAAGAATATCCGCACTCAATCCTTTTACTTCATAATCTCCCATAATCCAATCAATAACTTTACTTTCTGCTTTTAGTGCATCAATACACTCCTCTTTCACTCTCGCTTCTAATTCTTCATCAAACAAGTCTGGATATTCTTCACGCAAGGTATTAATCAGTTTAATTCCTACTTGAGCGTGTAGCATTTCTTCATTA